GTTCATTTAAAATAAGAAGCTATGGCAATGATGATTATGAGCCAATAGCCGGTAGAGAAGTTGTGATAACTGACAGCGGAACCAAGGTATTTGCTGGATTTATTGTTAGAGTGGATCAACGAGCAACAAGTTATAAATTATTAGAATATCAGGTTGAGTGTGTTGATTATACTCGTCTTTTACAAAAGAAATTGGTAATTGATAGTTATACAGACAAAACGGTTACTCAGATAATTACAGAAATAATAAATACCTATTGTGATGGCTATGGCATTGATATAACAAATGTAGATTGTCCCAACACTATTGATTCAATATCATTTAACTATTTACCAATTCAGCAATGCTTAGAACAGTTGGCAGATATAACAGGTTATGATTGGTGGATTGATTATGACAAGAAATTATACTTTGTAGCTAGTTCTACTGTATCAGCGCCATTTGGATTAACAGATACAAACGGTAAATATCAATTTAATAGTTTAAGAATAAGAAAAGATAATTCGCAAATTAAAAATTCAATTATAGTTAGGGGTGGTAATTATTATGCTTCTACTTTAACAGTAGCAGTAGAATGTAATGGAGTAGATTTTACATATCCAACCAGTTATAAATTTAGGGATATTCAGGTAACACTAACAGGGACTAATTTAAGTGTTGGAATAGATTTTAGTTCAGACGCCGATGCCTATGATGTTTTATATAATTTTAATGAAAAAGTTTTAAAATGGAAAGAAGCCGATAAACCAAATTTAGGTTCAACATTATCAGTATCAGGAGAGCCTTTATTACCAGTTATTATTAAACAGAAAAACCCAGTATCAATTGATGCTATGTTATCAGCAGAGAATGTTCCGGGAGATTATGAATTTTTAATAACAGATAATAAATTAAATAGTAAAGAAGAAGCTCGTAATAGGGCTAATGCAGAATTAAAAGCATATTCAGAAACTTTAGAAGAGGGAGAATTTATTACAGAAACTTCAGGATTAAAAGCTGGTCAATCAATCAATATCAATTCAGATGCTCACGGAATAAATGAAAATTATATTATTAGAGAAGTTCAAGCAGTAATGTTTACTCCAACTACAATGAGATACAAGATAAGTTTAATTTCTACTAGAACTCTGGATATGATTGGAATATTACAACAGTTATTATTAAATCAAGGAGATACATATTTAAGTAAAGATGAGATTTTAGATAAGATTACAAGTTATTTTGAAACAGTTACAATTACAGATGCCCATACTGAAAGTTTGAGCCATACTCCCCAAACAGAAACAGTTAGTTTAAGTGAAACATTTAGTAGTGAAAAAGATAAAAATATTAGATGGGTTTATGGAGAATATCCACCAACTGGAACTAAAAGAGTACTTGTTTTGAATGGTGGATTTATGACAGGAGAATAATAAATAAAATTAAAATATATGAGTAAAGATAATTTTTCAGCAGGAGATAAAGTTTATAACTTTGATATAAATACTATTATGAAAGCTATTCAAGATTTGTCTAAAAATATTTCAAATATCGGTATGCAATATATTAGTTCAACAGCATTATCTAATTTGTCTGATGATATTATCATACCTAGTTCAGCAAATCATATTGTTATTAAATTACTAATGGGAGAGGGAGCAGATGATTTTGGTGGAGATTTATTTCTTTCAAGAGTGGGAAAAACAAGTTCTGTTTTTGCTTTCAGTTCTGGTGGAAATAAGTCAGCTACATTTACTTGGAATGGAGATACTTTGGAAATAAGTAATAGTGGTTCTGGAACTTTTGATAATGCTACTGTTTACTTTTATAAATAAAATTTAAATATATGGATTTAAAATCAATTTTCACAGATAAATTTGTAAATACAGACCAATATGATAGTTGTGCTGATTATACAGACAGTTCGTCAGCTTCTGGTCAAAAAGATGTTGAAGTTGGAGATGGTTCTAATTTTACAGCTGGAGAATCAGTTATCATTTATGATGGAGAAGATACTTTTGAAACTGCTGTTATTGATAGTATAAGTTCTAATACTTTGACAATGACAGAAAATCTTACTAATACTTATGTAGAGGGTTCTTATATAGGAAAATATTTAGGTTATTTAGATACAGCTAATTATAAATATCAAAGAATGGTTGCTCCAGATTTGGGAGATGGTTCTGATGGAGCTTATGTATCTGCTGGTAATGATACTTGGGATGCTGATAAAAATTATACTTCTATTTTAATTGATAATGGAGATGAAATTACTATTGAGGGAGATATTGATATTAAATGTCAAGGAACCATAAATATAACCGATAGTAAAATTACTGCGAAAGGACAGGGATATGGTGGTGGTAATGGTGGTCAATTCTATGGTTATCAAGGTGATAGTGAATTAGGAGCAGGAGCGCAAGGTAATGGTGCTAATGGTTCTGGTGGTGGTGGAACTGATTGTAGTGGATATTCTACTTCTATTGCTGGTGGTGGTGGTGGTGGATATGGAACAGCAGGAAGTCCTGGGCCAGCAGGAACAAGTTGTAATTCTGGAGGACCAGGTGTAGGTGGAGAATTAAAAAATGACGCTTCTTTAGGAGATACTTTTACTGAAGAATATCTTAAGGGTGGTGGTGGTGGTGGTGGTAAAGCAGCTAGTAATGGCACTTATGCTGGAGATGGTGGAGATGGTGGTGGAATTATAAAATTACATTGTAAAAATTTAATTATAGATTCTAGTAATGGAGAGATTGATTGTGATGGAAATGATGGTGGAGATGCTTCTACACCAATTCAATATAACGCAAGTGGTGGTGGTGGTGGAGCTGGTGGAACAATATTTATCCAATGTTTAAATAATTGTTCAATAGAAACAGAAACTATACACGCTAATGGTGGAGCTGGTGGAATTGGAGCAGATACTGGTGGTCCTAATAGTGGAAATAGCTATATTGGTGGAGCTGGTGCTAACGGAAGAATTAGAATTGAAGCTAGTAAATTGACAGGAACATCAAGTCCAACTTATGCTGATGGTTATAATAATGATGTTGGTGGATATACTAGATATGGTTGGTATCATACAAAGAGAATAGAACCATTAGCAATAAGTACAGTTGTTCAATGTGTTGTTACTCAAGAATTAGTAGCTGGAGATGATGTAGCAGGAGCAACTGCTTCTGGTCAGAAAGATGTAGAAGTTGATGATGCTTCTTATTTAACTGCAGGAGCAAGGGTTTTAATTTATGAAGATAGTAAATTTGAAGTTTTAACAATAGACAGTGTTTCTACAAATACATTAACAATGACTACTAATTTAGTTAATTCTTATACATCAGATGCCGATGTTCTTAGATTAGATGCTTTTGCTTATGCTTCGCTTGAACCAGATGGAGATGATGAAAATCAAGAAGAAATGGGATTGGTTAATGTTGAGAGTATTGGTTCAAGTTTATATAATTTATATTTTCAAAAAATATTTAAAACAAGTGCAGATGGTATAGACAGAACATTTATAGTAGGGAGAGTTAAATTAGTTGGAGCAGATAATAATTCTTTTGATGTAAACATAAGAGAAGTAGATTGGTTTTATTATTAAAAATTAAATATATGGAGAATGAGGATTTAAAAATTAAAGGGCATCTAAAAATGACTTTTAGAGATGCTAAAACAGGAAAGATTAAAAGAGTATCTGAATATGATAATTTGATAGTTACAGTCGGAAGAACAATGATTGCTGATAATCTAACTAATGCTAGTCCAGATAATACAATGAGAATAAATTATGTAGCCCTAGGAACAGATGATACTGCACCAAGTGCCGGAGATACTACTTTAGGAACAGAAAGTTATAGAAATACTATTGCTAGTGAAACTAATTCAAATAATGTAGCTTATTTTACAGGGTTTTTTAGTGCTACTGAGTGCAATGGAACATATAAAGAAGCTGGATTATTTGCTGATGGAGAAGCCGGTACTGATACTGGTATTCTATTCAGTTTTGTAGCTATTGATGAAACCAAGGCAATAACAGAAACACTTACTATTGATTGGACAATAACTATAAGTTAATATTTAAAATAAAATAAGATGAAAGAAAAGAATGGTTATGTTAAGTGGTATGTGTTTGCCTTTGTGATGGCACTTGTTTTTGGTATTTTTGGTTTTGTCGCTAATGATTATTATAGCTACAAAGAAAGTTCTTGGTGTAGATTTGCCGAAATAAAAGAAGATGTTGCTTCTATCAAGGAAGCAGTAATATGGCTTAAAGACCTAAAACCAATAGATGGTGAAAATAAAAATATATCATCAACGGAATTTATAGAAAAAATAAAAGAGCTAACACTCAAAAAGTAGGAGAACAAATGAAACCCATTTATGTCTATTACCAGAATGAACTCTGGCAAGTTATGGATGAAAACACTCGTGAAACTTATTTGATAGACCGCAGAGATGTAAACCCCAACTATGTATTGAAACTACAGCTTGTTAGAAATCCACGCATAAAGCGTGAAGTTCTTATCAAAAAGATAAAGTTTCAATTTGAACACTAGGAGGTTTCTATGTTAGTTTCTTATGATAGCTTGGTTGGGTGTAAAGTATCAATCGTCAAATTACTTAATGAGGGATGGAAAAAGGTAGTATACATCGGACACAACGGGTTAATCCTCTCTAAAGGTGACCACAGAATAGTATATTCATTTACGAGCCGAGGTATCATCACTCATTATAAGAGCAGGCCAATAATTGGATGCTAAGTCGGTGGTTGGGTATCTCCACAGAAAAAAAGATACCAATTTTATATATTATTATTAACTTAAATTATATGCCAAAAGAAAAAGTTATATTCCCATATATGGATGATTTAACATCCGGGCTTTATGATGACAGAATTGATAATCGTGATTATGATTTTGAAAATGATATTTGTGGTGGTGGTCCAATGTTTAAACCAGAATGGGAACGAGGTTATTTACTTGAACCATATCAAAAGAAAATTGTTAGAATAGAACACCAGGGTAAATCTTTAACCTGTGTCGGGCAAGCATATTCTAAATATGCTGAAGTTTTAAATTGGTTTGATGTGAAAGAAATTCAAGATTTATCATCCCGGGATTTATATTCAAGAATTTATTTGCCTCAAGGTGGAGCATCATTATCAACCGGGGTAAAAGAATTGGTTAAAAAAGGAGTTAATTTAGAAAGTGATGTGCCAAGTTATGATCAGAATGGAATAGCACTTAGTGAATCAGAGTTTAGGTCAGTAAATAGAACCCAAGAACTAAAAGAAAAGGCATTACATTTTAAAGGATTATCATATTAT